CCTAACAAGGTGATAATTAATGCTAACGAAGTCGATGTGAATGCAACAACGATTAATTCAGTAGGTACTTGGAATCATACGGGAACATTAACGGCAACTGGTGACGTTATGGCGGGTGGTAAGAGCTTAATTAACCATGTCCATAGTGGAGTAACAACAGGCGCAAGCAATACAGGGAAGCCAGTATGACGATTAACCAAACAACTTTACTTCTCGATCAATCCGCATGGGATTTAGTTCTAGATAGTAACGGAAACATTGCTTTAGCTGGTGCGCCTTATTCTATCGCTCAAGATGTTGCTAGTGCTATTCGTACTTTTTTGGGTGAATGTTGGTATAACACATCGTTAGGCTTGCCGTATTATCAAAATATTTTAGGTCAGGAATTATCTGTACCGTATTTAAAGCAACAAATTATTGAAGCTGCGTTAAGCATTCCGAACGTTGTACAAGTTGAAGTTATTTTTGACAATTTTCAAAACAGAAAATTATCAGGGCAAGTACAAATTTTAGACACAGACGGTAAAGCTGCAAACATTCCTTTTGGGTAAAAAATGAGCATAACAACAGTAGGAACTAATGTACCGCCGATAGTATGGCAATCAGGACAGCCCGTCTTGCCGTCTGAGGCTGCTATTCTTGCGGGTGTACAAGCTGATATCAATACTGCGTTCGGCGGTGGCGTTAATCCGTCTTTGCAGACTCCTCAAGGTCAAGTAGCGCAATCAGAAACTGCAATCATTGGCGATAAAAACAACGAAATCGCGTACATTGCAAATCAAGTAAATCCAATGACTGCATCGGGTGCATTTCAAGATGCTATCGGGTACATCTATTTTATGACTCGCATCCAAGCATCAGGTACGGTAGTCTCATGTACTTGTATCGGTGCTGTAGGTACTGTTATTCCTGCTGGTTCAAAAGCTCAAGATACCGCTGGTTACATTTACGCTAGTACTGCTTCAGCAACTATTCCAGCATCTGGAACAGTTACGATTCAGTTTCAAAATTTAACATCTGGCGCAATTCCTTGCGTACCTAATACTTTAAATATTATCTACGCGGCGGTGAATGGGTGGGATACAGTAAATAATCCTGCCGCTGGTGCTCTTGGTAATGCAGTAGAGAGTAGATCGGCGTTTGAAGCTCGCAGACAACAAAGTGTCGCTATCAATGCAGTAAATTCCGTTCAGTCAATACAAGCTGCTGTTTTGTCCGTTCCTAACGTTTTGCAAGCGTACACAATAGACAATCCGTTAAATGTTCCGACTGTTGTAGGATCGACCAATTATCCGATGGTCGCAAATAGCGTATTGGTTTCTGTGGCTGGCGGCTCATCTGCTGCTATTGCTCAGGCTATTTGGTCTAAAAAGTCGTTAGGATGTAATTACAACGGAAATACAAACGTCATTGTTTATGACACAAGTTATTCTCAGCCTTATCCGCAATACACGGTTACGTTTTTAATTCCTACCGCAACAAATGCTTTCTTTAATGTTCAGATTAAAAACAATCCTCAACTTCCGTCTGGAATTATTGCATCGGTTCAGAATGCGATCATAGCGGCGTTTAACGGTACTGATGGCGGCGTTCCGGCTTATTTAAACTCTACTATCTATTCAAGTCGGTACTACGCTGGAATCTCTGCAATTAGCCCTGTAGTCGATATTTTATCTTTGGGATTAGGATTTACTGCACCAACTGCAAATGCTGTTTCTCTTCCGTTCGGTATAGATCAGTTGCCGACTATTTCGGCTAGTAACATTGTGGTGACGCTTGTATGATTAATTGGAATCAAACGATATTAAGTCAGTACGCAAATAGCCCCGCTATGTTGGGGATTATTTCGTCATTTAATGCCGCTATTGATCCATCTGTAGACATTGCTAATTTTTACGCAAATATTTGGGACGTGCAAACCGCTGTAGGTTACGGGCTAGATGTGTGGGGAAATATCGTAGGTGTATCTCGTCAATTGATGATTCCTGAAAGTGGACCTTGGCTAGGGTTTTCAGAACAAAATCCAATAACTCAATACGTGGTTGATTCTAGCGGCAATCAGGTCGTTTATAACGGCAACAACGTTGCTTTAACAATTGCACCGAACCTGACAAGCAATCAAGCAGTGCAGCCATTTGACCAAGCGCCTTTTTATACGAAATCGTCTACACAGACTTACACTTTGTCTGACTCTGCATTCAGGACTTTGATTTTAACTAAAGCTTTGGCGAACGTTACAAACTTAACCGCTCCGAACATTAACAAATTGCTTCAGTTTTTATTTGCTGGTCGTGGTCGTTGTTATGTGAACGATCTAGGAAATATGCAAATGCGGTACACGTTTGAGTTTCAATTACAACCATACGAGTATTCTATTTTGACGCAATCAAACGCTATTCCACGTCCAGCAGGAGTTAAGTCTTTTGTGGTTTATGTAGCGCCTAACACTTTTGGATACAAAGAAGCATTGCCAAATGCAAACACTTTCGACAATGGCACTTTTTACACGATAGGTAACTAATATGCAATATTCATCACAGCCAACTAAGTTTCCTTTGGCATTTGCTGCAAATGGAAATAAAAGAAATATTCCTGAAAATTCACAAATTGGAACTAATCCCGGCGCATCGTCTTTGACTGACGGATTCCCTCCGGCTTGCGCTACGCCTTTGGCTGCTGGAGGTATTCCCCCTGATATTCTGGATATTAACGGGATTTTATATGAAGCAACAGCAGTTTCTCGCTGGTCTAATGCTGGCGCAGGTTACACATACGATTCAGCGTTTGCAACTGATACGAACGTAGGGGGATATCCAAGCGGTGCTCAACTTCTTAGGTCAGACGGTCAGGGATATTGGCTTAATACTGTAGATAACAACACCTCAAATCCCGATACTGGCGGTTCTGGATGGGTTTCTGGTGTCACTTACGGGCAAGCATCAATAGCATTGACATCTGGCGCTACAACAACATTAACAGCACCGCAAGCTGGTTATAAAGCAATAATTTTAACTGGCGCATTAACTTCTGGCGCTACGGTTGTTTTTCCATCTTGGAATAAAAAATGGTTAATAATTAATCGTTGTACTGGTAATTTTTCTGTCACTTTAAAAGCATCTACAGGCTCATCGGTAAATATCGGAGCTGGTGTTTCTAATATTTATTTTGACGGAACAAATATGATAACCGCAGAGCGCAGCGGAACAGCTAATTATAATTTTAGTATTTTTACGCCAACTCTGAGTAATACTTATACAAAAACATTCACTTTTTTAACCCCAACAAATGGGTATGTAATTGCTTATCAACAAGTAAATACTGGCGGCTCAATTACTCCATCGGTTTCAATAACAAACACAGTATCAATAACAGGTGGAGCAACCAGTTCGGATACTACTGTTTTCCCAATGAATAATGCTTGTGTACAAGCTGTGGCTGGTGGTGTTTTTATAACAGTCACAGGAACCACAACAACAGCGGCTACCGGTACTCCACAAAGTATTTCTACTAACTTACATTATATTTTCGTCCCGGGGTAAAAAATGATTTATTACATATTATTTGAAAAAAATATTCCTATTGGTGCAGGTCAATATCAAGAAAAGCCCGATAGTTTTAACTACAATGAATTTGAATGCTCAAAAGAGCAGTTTGACAAATGGGCTGACTGCACGTTGATAAATAATGAAGTGCAGTTAAACGATTCAGGTAAGACGGAAGCATTTGAAAATCAGAAATTAATTGATCGTTTCAACTATGAACGCTCACATTATCTTGCTAAGTACGATGCAGAAATGAACAAACAAAATCGCTTGCTTCGTTTGGGTGGTGATTCTAAATCTATTAATGATTACATTCAAAGATTGGATGCTTACGCAAAAGAGTTGTGTGATTTAAGCAAAGCAAAAGATTTCCCTTTAAACATTGTGTATCCAGACTTTCCAAAGGCTAATTAATGGCAACGATACTTTTAGACGTAGCACTCGGGCAAAACGGACAAGCTACAGGCAATTGGACTATCCCGACCTTAACGGCTGGCGGTACTGTCAACTCGTTGACAGCTACGATTACACCTGCATTAACGGCCATTCCTAACGGCTTTAGTTTGTCAATCGGTTCACCTGCTACAAATACTTCACCGACAGTTACGCTTTCTTTGACTACTGGATCGACAACAATTACCGCTCCTATTGTCAAAGGTAATAATGTTGCTTTAATTGCGGGGGATATTCCTAGCGTCATGGAATTGACGTATTCAACGGCTTACAGTGCTTTTGTTTTGCAAAATCCAGCAAGCATTGTTTTATTTCCTTCTGTTTTGGCGGCAAATAGCGGAGCATCATTAATCGGAAATGCAAATGGTCAAACTTTAGCAAACAACCTTATTTTTGATTCTATTGCTGCATTGCGATTAAATACTGCTACGGTTGCATCAGGATTAAAAACTTGTTCTGTTACCGCTTATTATGGGGGTAGTGCTGTTTTACTTCAACAACCACCATTCCAAGGTAATTACTTTATTAAAACAAGCGACACAGCAAGCGTGGACAATGGTGGATCAATTATTGTCGACGCGGCAGGGAATAGATGGTATTTATCAAAATCTCCTTTTTTATCTGTTACTCAGTTCGGTGCAAAAGTTGATGGAACAACAAATGATGCCCCAGCGATTAATGCAACAATAGCCGCACTCAATCCAGTACCAACAACTGCCCCAGGTGGGCTGAATACAGGTGGCGGCTCTGTTTATATGCCAGAAGGAACCTATGGTGTTTTGGGTGATGCTCTTGGCAATGCAATTAAAGTTCCTTGTAATATTACTTTGTTCGGTTCATCAGAAGGCGGAACAGTAATTAAGCCACTTGGAACAGGAACAGTTTGCGTAAAAATTTACGGCTCTTATAACACAGTAAAAGATATAAAAATTTACAATTCAGGGCAATATAACAGCGTCTCTGGTG